CAATTGGAAGAATTATAGATATTAATTATACAGAAGAACCAACAGAAGATCTCTTTCTACTACAAATACATAATCTAAATTCCATAGTACGTAGCTATAGTTTCCAATCTAAAATATTCCCAGAAATGGGGTCAATTATAGCGATTAGTGCTCAAGATGTTACGGGTATTGGTAAATTGGGATATGATAACGCTACATTAGTAGCATGGAATAATGGGATAGTTGATAGATTAATACCAAAACGTGATTTTACCTCTTTAATTAAATTAGATAAAGAAGATAATCCTGTTACTTTTATATATCCTTTTTTAACTAAAATGTACGATTATTTTCAAGCTACTCAAGGACGTGCTAAAGATAATCTTAGCTTTGCTTATGGAGGGTTAAATTTTGCTTATAGAGATTTTTTAGCATACCTAGCTAGAATTGATGAAAGAAATAATTTTAAAGCAATTATACCAACAGAATTATCTGTTACTTTAGATGGCATTGGAGGAATTGTAATAGGTAATATTTTCACTATAAATCAAGATATTATCCCTAAAGGCTATAAATCAACATCTGACAGACGAGTAGCATACATAGTAACTAGAATAGAACATACTATTCAAGATAATGATTGGACTACAACATTAAAAGCATATCCTATTATATATGAGCTTAAACAAGGAACAAATGTTCTTAAAGATTGGAAACAACAAGAATATCCTGGACCTAAACCTGGAGAACGAATTATTACTATATCTGCTGGAGGAGTACCTATTGCACGATTAAGTACTAAAACTATAAATCAAAATAATTTAAGAAAGGCAGTTCGTTTCTTCTTAGATAAAGGATTTACTGACATCCAGGTAGCTGCTTTAGTAGGAGGATTTGTTCAAGAATCTAGAGTAAATCCTGAAATAGTAAACAGTATAGGAGCAATAGGAATAGCTCAATGGTTAAGTTATAGAAAAACAAAATTATTATCTAAAGCAGAACCTACTAGTTTAATAACTCAATTAAATTTTGTTATTGAAGAATTTAGCGAGGATGAAAAAAATGCAGGAGATAGATTAAAAAGATCCAAAACATTAGAAGAAGCAATTGTAGCTGCTGCTTTTTATGAAAGATACGCTGGCATAACTATACTAGATGGAGTAACATATGATGAAGTATTAAGGGCACCAGAAACAGGTAAAAGAATAGAATATACTCAAGACATATTAGCACGTATAAGAGCTGGTGAATTTGGTAATTATACATCACCTACTGATCCTAACGCTGAGATAAATTCTATTATTAGTGACATTAACAAAGCTGCCTCTCCTGGAATTGGAGGAGCTGGAACGGATGAAAAAGGTTTAGTTAATGCAATAGGTAGAATAAAAGATAAAGAAACATTTGCTCAAATAAATAAACTTGTAAATATAGAAAATATATTAAACAGTGAACTTGGAGACGAAGATTTAATAACAACTGATTCTATAAAAGCAAAACTAGCACAAATAGGAGTAACATTAACTTATACTCGTACGGGAGTAGGAAAAAAATCTGTACTGGGTGTTAAAGATATTAAAATTGTATTCTAATGATTCAAGTGCCAAAAAATAAAATTGTAGAAAATCAATATACCAATGGTACTGGTATTGGAAAAAATATTTCTTTACGTTTTGTACGATCAAAACTTCCATACATTGGGTTCTACAGTATAATAAATGGTAACAAATATTTTAGTGGCAAAACATATACTGAAAATTCTAAACCATTAGAAAAATATAATCTTTTAGGAGCTGCTGCAGCTGCTGCCGGTGCATTAGCTGCTGGTACTTTACCTACAAAAGCAGGTTCTGTTTTTAATACAAAAGGAAGTGAGATAAGATATTTCTATAAAGACTTAACTAATCCAAACATCCTTATAAAAGAAATAGATCAAAAAGCATACAATGAATTAACAAATAAATCAGCTTCAGATTATCAGGTAATACAATACAATCCTAATACAACAACGTTAGATGAAGCCAATCAACAAATGCCAGGGTTAAGAGAATTTTTGGTAACCTAAAGTTTTATACATACATTTAATGTATAAAGATAAAGGTTATGTTTTATATTATTGAGAAAGAAGAACAGTTACAACACATACCTCCCTTTGATAAATGTTTTGTTCATATAATTACAAATAACAACAATTATCATCCTGCTATTGCCGAAGTTTCACTTGTGTATGTAAAGCCATTTAATAGTAAAGGTTATATATTTTGTATTAAGCATAGTGAATCGCTTAGTTTAAAATGGCAAACAATTAAAAAATATCTATCCGAAAAGGAATTGTATGCTGTTGATGCAAAGTATACTAAATATTTTCTTAGTGGTAAAATTAATGATGCCTCATTTCATTATGCTTTAACAGAAAATAGTAGGTTTGATTTTGATAAATGCGAACCAATAATTATCTCTAATTTTTATCGTGAGCATGGTTCTTTAAAAAATGTTAATGAGCTTATACCTATCTCTAAACATTATGAGTATTGTGAGAATATTTATGATGTAGTAAAACCTTACCTACTTAAAAACACTGATGCTATGAATAAAGCAATCGAGGTGTTTTTTAAGATAGAAAAAGAAGGTATTAAATTAGATAAAACATGTTTTATTAAGTATCATGAAAACCACCTTACACCGCATTTTTCAGTCAAACAAGGAGTTATTTACACTTCTTATAATTTATTTACTCTCACTGGGCGCCCTTCTAATAGCTTCAATGGTATAAACTTTGCTGCCTTAAATAAAGAAAATGGTGAACGTGAATGTTTTATACCACACAACGATTTATTTATTGAAATTGACTTTAACGGGTACCATCCGCGTCTTCTTGGTACAATTGTAGACTACAAGTTTGATAAAGAAACAAGTGTATATAGTCAAATAGGAAAAATACTAAACAACCCCGATACATCTAAAGTTAAAGAAATAACATTCCAAAATTTGTATGGAGGTATTAGACCTGAATTGCAAAGTAAACCATTTTTTAAAAATATACAAGCATTTACCGAAGATCTATGGGACACTATTAACTATAGTGGGTTTATTGAAATGCTATCTGGTAAACGCTTTAGACTAAAAGATATTGACAACCCTAACCCACAAAAAATATTAAACTACTACATTCAGAATTATGAGACTTCGCAGAATGTCACACAATTTTATTCATTATTTAATGAATTTAGACCATTAAAATCACGTATAATACTATACACATACGATTCTGTGCTTATTGATGTATCGCGTGAAGAAACGCAAAAAATCAATGAACTTATCGCTAAACTCCAATACCCTGTACGAGTAAAAACAGGAACTAACTATAACGGATTAAACTAAAACATAATGTCTACACTAGAACACCCCATATTTATGACCAGTTATGAATTTGAGAACATTCTTATTGATGAAATGGCGGGAAATAAATTATTTTGCACCTTTATTGAGCACAACAGATTAGATGAGACATTAAATAGCTTAACTACGCGTTATGCTATTTTATATAATAAAATATTTGTATTGGAATCACCAGATACAGATGAATTAATTCTTACTTACAACATTGATATTGTGAATAACAATTCACAAAATGCTCTTTCCAATACAATATTGCTGCATCGCAAAAAAGAAAGTAATACATTATATACAATTAATGCTCTTAATGCATTAATTCGTGAATTAAACGGAGGTATATTAGATACTAATTATAGAGTTAATTGGTTGGATCACCGCAATACTATATTGCTTACTCAAGACGGTGGTTTAAGGAAAGTACACACTAAGATCTACAAGATAGTAGAGATCTAGTATTTATATCCATGAAACAGTACATCACAGAAGCTCAACGCCTGCAAAAACTAGCAGGAATTAATGAGGCTAAAGTTGTACCTGTACAACCACAATTCCTAGGTATAGTTGATTTATTTAATAATTTAGCTCGTAAAGCTGAACATCAGTGGGATGGTGATCCATATGTGGGGTATTATAATGTTTTACGCGAGGAATTAGAGCGTATAGGATTAGAATATGGTTTTATTGATGCTTTTGATGAAAAAGGTTATATTACTTCTGAAGATATATATCATTTAAAAGATGATGAATTAAGGGAAGTATTGCAATGGTTAAGGGATCTTATGTAATAATAAAATAAAACCAGTACCGTTTTTGGATACCCAATCCTAATTTCTTATATTTATTGTCACAAAATAAAAAATGTTATGGATTTATCATTAATTAAAAACAAACTGGACTCCTTCCAGAGTAAAGGAGAAAAAAGAGAGAAAATCGACTACACAAAGATTTTCTGGAAACCAAAAGCTGGTAAATACCAGATTCGTATTGTTCCTTCTAAGTTTAACAAATCGACTCCATTCCGTGAAATTTATTTTCACTATGGCTACACAAAAGGACCTATCCTTGCACTAACCAACTGGGGTGAAGCTGATCCAATTGTAGAAGCAGCTCAAAAGCTTCGCAAATCAGACAATCCTGATCATTGGCAGATGGCAAAGAAAATTACTCCTAAAATGAGAGTATTTGCTCCTGTTATTGTACGTGGTGAAGAGCAAATGGGTGTTCGTTTGTGGGAATTTGGTAAAGAACTTTACACACAACTTATGAACATTGCCATGAATGAAGATTACGGTGATTATACCGATATTCAAGATGGTCGTGATTTTGTCATTGAAGCTGTTGAAGCAGACATTGCAGGTCGTAAAGGTATTAAATGTAACCTTACCCCACGTGTAAAAACAACTCCACTTTCTGATGATGCTGATGCCATTAATGGTTGGCTTGAAGAGCAACCTGACATTTTAGCAATTAATAAGCATCACACTTATGAGAGCTTGAACGAAATCTTCCAAAAATGGGCTAATCCTGAAGAAGATACTGAAGAGCCAATTGTTGCTAAGGACGAAGAGGAAGAGGGTGATTTACCTTGGGAAAAAAAGCAAGACCAAAATTTTAACTTGCAGGCTAAGCAATCTAAAGCAGACAAATTTAATGACCTATTTAACGAATAATTATGGCTCGTGGTAAAAGTTTAAATGAGGCAGCATCTTCTGCCATTAAAAGTTCTCCTGGCAAGTCATTTGATTTAGATGCTTTTAAACAGGCAAAATATCTAACTACAGCTGTTAAATTTAAAGAACAAAAGTGGATTCCACTATCACAAGCTTTTCAAGATGTTACTTCTGTACCTGGTATTCCGATGGGCCACATAACTTTGTTACGTGGTCACTCGGATACAGGCAAAACAACAGCAATGTTAGAAGCAGCAGTAGCAGCTCAAAAAATGGGTGTATTACCTGTATTCCTAATCACAGAGATGAAATGGAATTGGGAGCATGCTCGTGAAATGGGTCTGCAATTTGAGGAAATACCTGATGAAAATGGTGCCGTAGCGGATTATAATGGTTTCTTTATATTTGCTGATAGAAGCAACCTAAATACAGTTGAAGACGTAGCATCTTTTATTTCTGATTTATTAGATGAACAAAAGAAAGGTAATCTGCCTCATGACTTAGCATTCTTTTGGGATTCAATTGGAAGTATTACGTGCCAAATGTCACTCAACTCAGGAAAAAATAATAATGAGTGGATTGCAGGTGCAATGTCAACTCAATTTTCTAACGGTGTAAACCAAAAGATCCTATTATCACGTAAGGAATCTTACCCCTATACAAATACATTAGTATGTGTTAATAAAGTTTGGACAGCAAAGGCAGAAACACCAATGTCTCAACCTAAAATGATGAATAAAGGTGGAATGGCAATGTGGTATGATGCAACATTTATCATTACATTTGGTAATGTATCAAATGCTGGTACAAACAAAATTAAAGCAACCAAAAACGGTAAAGACGTTGAATTTGCTAAACGTACTAAAATTCAAGTTGAAAAGAACCACGTAAATGGTATTTCATCAAAAGGAACTATCATCATGACTACTCATGGTTTTATTGATGATGATAAAAAAGCAATTGATGAATACAAAAAGCTACACTCAGCAGAGTGGCTTGAAAAACTTGGTACAAACGATTTTGATATTGTTGAGGAAAGAGATGATCTTATTCATGATGTGGGATTTGAACAAGAACCAGAATAATGTTTGACAAAAAGTTTTTAAACCAAATTATTAATTCCTTAGGAGAAAAACCAACACGTAACAGTAGAATACTTATAGTAGATTCAATGAATACTTTTATTCGTAGTTTCTCTACTGTTAACCTTATGAATCCTGCAGGCCACCATATTGGTGGTCTTGTGGGATATCTAAGAAGTGTTGGATACGCTATTAAAACTTTCCGTCCTACCCGAGTAGTACTAGTATTTGATGGTTTAGGTAGTACTAATAATAAGAAAAACCTATATCCACAATACAAAGGAAATAGAAATGTTACTCGCGTTACTAATTGGGATGTATTTGAAAATAAGGACGATGAAAGCGAAGCGATGGTTGGGCAAATGACTCGCCTTATCCAATATTTAAAACAGCTTCCTGTCACTTTAGTTTCAATTGATAAAATAGAAGCAGATGATAGTATAGGATACATTGTTAATCATTTTGAAAATGATAAAGAATGTAAAGAAATTACTATTATGTCTGCTGATAAAGACTTCTACCAATTAATTAGTGACAAAACATCAGTTTACTCTCCTACTAAACGTAAAACATATAAAACTAAAGATGTACTTGAAGAATTTGGAGTGCATCCTAATAATTTTTTACTTTACAAAACACTAATGGGAGATCAATCAGATAATCTTCCAGGAGTAAAAGGAATAGGACCTAAAAAAGCAGTAAAATTATTTGCTCTAAGTGATGATATTGAATATACTTTAAGAGAAATATATGAAGTATGTCAAGATAATATTGACGTTAATGCTTTATATGGTAGTGTTTTAGATTTTAAACATCAACT